GGAGGTAAGGGCGGGAAGGGCCGGTTCATTGCCGGTGGCGCCGGCCAGCTCCGCGGCTCCCAAAAACTTGGTGAGCCCTACCACGACAACTGTCATTGCATCGCCGTCCCGGTCCGCAACGGCGCCTATGAGCCGCCCGACTATGTGGCGCAGTGGGACACCGACTACGGCGATGCCCGCGCCGCTTTGAAGGCATCCGGTGATGTGAAAAACCAGTTCGGGGCGTTGGACACCAACAAAATTGTGAACCAGATGCGGCGAGACCAATACCCGGAAGTCAAAGACCGGTTGAACGCCGAACGCCGCCAACGCTACGCGCAGAACAAAACCCAGCAAGGCCAGTAACACCGGTCCGGTTTACACACAAACTTTCCCCACTTCGGGGTGTAGACGCTTCGCCCAAGCGGTCAATTGGGCTGAACCCTAAAAACCCCGAAAGGGTGATTTCCGCATGAGCGAGATTGAAGAAACCTCTGCCGCTACCAATGAGGACGGCAGCGATTTTCAAGCCATCACATCACAAGAGGCGCTGGACAAAATCATTGGGCAGCGCATCGACGGTGTGAAGAAGAAGTATGCGGGATTCGACGATTTGAAGGCGAAAGCCGTCAAGTTCGACGAGTTCCAGGAAGCGTCGAAGTCTGAGTTGCAGAAAGTGTCCGAGAGGGCGCAGCAACTTGAGGTTGAGCTTGCTTCGGAACGTGAACGCGCCGGGAAGGCCACTGTGGCTGCGGCGAAGGGCGTTCCAGTATCGGCACTATCTGGTTCCACTCCCCAAGAGTGGGAGGAGGCGGCCGATGCCTTACTGGAATGGCGTGCTGCCCAACAGGTGCAGGACAAACCCGCCAAACCTGTCCGGGGTTTGAAGTCTGGGGCTACAAGCACGGATCAAACACTCGATCCGAAAGAACGTGCGGCTGCGGCAATCCGCGCCATGCGATCACAAATCTAAAACCTCCCAACGAGTTGAGGCTCTGCGGGCTATCCGAAAGGAATCAGAACAATGGTTGATATCAACCGGTCCGATGTCTCGACCCTGATCGAGGACGCGTATTCGCATGTCCTTCTGGAAGCCGCTGTTGCGGGTTCGCAGGCACTCCAGGTGTTCCCGACAGTGAACTTGGGCACCAAAACCACTAACCTGCCGATGCTCGCCGCCCTGCCGCAGGCCGGGTGGGTCACCGAGGATGTGGGTGACGCGTCCAGCACCAAGCCCACCAGTGAGGTGCGTTGGAAGAACACCACGATGGTCGTGGAAGAAATCGCCGTCATCGTCCCCGTACATGAGGACGTTCTCGCCGATGCGACGACCGACGTTCTCACCGAGGTGTCGATGCTGGCGGGTCAGGCCATCGGTCAGAAGTTGGACCAGGCCATCATCTGGGGTGTCGGCAAGCCGGCATCGTGGACCAGTGCCGCCCTGTATTCGGCGGCGTCGACTGCTTCGCAACCCCAGGCCATCACCTCGGGTGCGGCGAACGCCGCCGATATCGTCGGCGCGGTGAACACCGTGTCGAAGACCCTCGCGGGGCTCGGGTTGCTGCCCGACACCCTGTTGGCGAATCTGACGTTCCGCTATGAGGTCGCTAACATCCGTGACGCTCAGGGACAGCCCATCTTCCGGGATGAGTCGTTCGCCGGCTACAACACGTCGTTCAGCCGCAACGGCACCTGGGACAACTCGCGGGCCAAGTGCCTCGTTGTGGACTCCTCGCGTGTGCGGGTGGGCATCAGGCAGGACATCACCGTCAAGTTCTTGGATCAGGCCACCGTCGGTGGAATCAACCTGGCCGAGAAGGACATGGTGGCCCTACGCTTCAAGGCGCGTTACGGGTATGTGCTGTCCACTGGCGCCACCGCGTTCAGTTCGGCACCGGTTCCTGTCGCCGCGGTTATCAACGCCGGTTCCTAGTGGCTTTCGCTACCTCCGCCGACGTGACGGCTGCTCTCGGGCGGTCGCTCACGTCGGCGGAAACCGGGGTTGTCAACAACCTTCTTGACCAGGCCGACGATCTGATCATCGGCTACGGCATCAATCCGGCTATCAGCCCGGTTCCTGGTGCGGTCAAACGGGTGGCGGCATCAATGGTGGTGGCTGTCTTCACGAAGCCGGCCGTCACCATCGCCGACTACGACGCTTCCGGCTACTCGGTGGCACGCGAATCGGCGCCGGTACGCCTGGGCGTCGAATCGGCAACCACGGAAGGTCCGTGGTTGACAAACGCGTTGAAGGAACGGCTGAAGCCCTACCGGGTGGCAGTCCGGTCTGTCGTCGCGCTGTCTGAATTTGGTTCCTGATGGCGATGGAAGCCAGGGGCACCGTCACCGGTATCAGGTTCAAAGCAAACATTGCCGGGTTCAAAGAGCTTCGGTACCGGGATGAGACACGCAGCATGTTGGAAGCTGTCGCTCATACCGTGGCCGACGCCGCGAACAGCACCCTGGAAACTAAAGGTCCGCGGGACACCAAACCGGGTTACATGATTTTCTCCCAACCGGGCGCGGCCAAACCCCAGGGTCGGTGGCGTGTCTCTGTCACCGCGGTCACACAGCACGCCATCCGCCACAACTCAATCCACAACACCCTGACGCGGGCCTTGGGTGCCGGCGGATGACGATCTATCAGACACCGAAACCGGCAGTCAAAACGGCCATCACCATTTTGGCGGCCGGGTTCGGCCAGTACGCGTTGGTGTCAGCGAAGATGCCGAAACATCGACCGATCCGTTTCGTTCGGGTTTCTCGCATCGGCGGTTCTCAAACCAATCCGATCACCGACAATGCCCGAATACTCATCGAGTGTTTCGGGCAGGACACCGAGACGGTGGAAGCGATGACCGCCACCGCCAGGACCGCGTTACGCAACGCCATCTCCACCATCGTCGACGGCGTGTGGGTGCGGAACTGGTCCAACGAGCAAGGCCCAGTCGACTTTCCGCACTCGGAAATCATCGACATGGATCGCTGGCAGTTCCACGGCGATCTTGCACTGTCTACAACGACGGCCTCATAAACAACTGAATAGCACGCCCGACAACTGAACATACAAATTTCATAACCCAATCAGCGCCCGTCCCGGATGCCTGAAAGGGGCAAAAATTATGGCCGATTCATCCATCATCTGGGCGCCTACCCGACCGGATTCTGGCGGGGTGTTTTTTCGCGCACCGCTGGGAACCACCCTCCCCTCCAACGCCACCGCACCCCTGAACGCACTGTTCGTGGATCACGGCTGGCTCGGCGAAGAGGGCATCACCGTCTCCACCACCCGGGACGTGAAGAAGCATTACGCCTTCGGTTCGGACCTCGTCAAGACGACGCAGGGCCAGTACGCCGAATCGCTGAAGCTGTCGCTTCTGGAAACCGACCCCGATGTCCTCGAAACCGTGTTCGGACCTTCGGTGACGATGGGAACGGATGGTGCAGGTAACCGCACTATCCAAATCAACCACCGCTCCAAGCAGCTTCCGCGCTCGGCGTTCGTGGTTCACACCGTGGACGGCAACAAGGTTCGCCGCCTCGTCATTCAGGAAGCAGCCGTCGTGGATGTCGGTGACATCACCTACGTCCACACCGACCTGCTCAAGTACACCGTCACCATCGACTGCTACAAGCCCGCAGCGGGCAACCCTGAAGCGGTCGTGGAGTACATCTACGACGCCGGCCACGCCGCCGGTTCGTAGTCGATTCTCCGGTGGCTGGTGTCTTGGGACGGGCCTGCCAGCCACCGGAGCCCGCCCCGCCCGTCAACACGTCAAACATAGGAAGGTTCGTCCCCCCTCATGGTTAAACCCATCATCGGTGCCAATCGCAAAGAAGCAAAAATTGAGATTGTGTTGCCTGTCGATAAGAACGGCGACTACGCATTCGACGAGAACGGCGCCCCCGTCAAGGGGCGCACGCCCGTCGAATTCACGGTGCCGCGTTTCGATTGCATGTCCCGGGATCAGTTCAAGGAACTGAACGGCGCCCTAGCCGCCCTGGACGAGAAGAAGGGCGACGACGGTAAGCCGTTGACGCCGCAGGAACGCGGCATCGCCGTGGTGTTGGCGATGCTGGCCCCGTTCGTCACCGACGACGAACTGTTGGTGGTGGAAACCCTGCACCTGTTCGAGCTTGAGCAGATCGCCGAACGCATCCAGGAAGGCTCCACGATCACGGTGGGGGAATTGGTGGCCTCGACCAGCTCCTAGACGAGCATGGCGGGGCCATCAATTTCGATTTGATGACCATGACCTCCTATCGGCTGGCCGATATCGGGGACCAGTTCACCTGGGGCGATTTGCGGGACTTCATCACCAATCTGCCGCCCACCAAGGATTCGGCGTTCTATCGGGTGCAGCACCCGGAGTCGTGGTGGTGGACCCCGGAAATAGATTTCCTGGGCGCGGTGATGACCGCAATTCAGTGGGGCAACTGGCAGCGCGGCGGCGGCCGGGGCGACAAACCCCAACCGGTGAAACGACCGTTAGAGAAACCGAAATCCGCCAAGGGCTCGGTCCCCAACTCTGCCGCAGAACTCACGGCACGCAAAGAAGCGTTGAAGCAATCTATGGAAAGGACGCAACGTGGCAACTGAACTCGGAACCGCCTATGTGTCCATCGTTGCTGAAACGTCGAAGCTGGAAGCCGGGATCATTGCCGCCCTCGACGGGGGTGGGAAGCACGCCGACCTAGTTGGTAAAGACATCGGGAAACGAATTTCGGCGTCGGCGTCGAAAGCCATGAAGGATGGGTGGCGGCCCGACCAAGACATCATGGCCGGCATCCCCGACACCAAACTTGATCACATTGGTGCCCGTTTCGGCCAGCTGATCGGTAAGGGCATGACCGCCGGTATGCGGGCGCGTGAAGCCGGCACCGATTTCGCTAATTCCTTCGGCGAAGGCGCCGGCAGCATCGGCATCGGCAAAATCGTCAGCCGTTGGCACAACGAACTGTCTGGCGGCGGCGCCATGCACGCAATGGGCTTCCTTGCCGGAAAAACGTTGTCGGTCGGTTTGACGGCCGGGTTGGCCGCCGCGACAGCAGGGGTGGGTGCGGCGTTCGCCGGCATCGCCTCGACTCTCACCGCAGGCTTCCAGCGCCTCGAAAAGATTGATGCTGCCACCATCAAGTTGAAGCAGATGAACAAGATTGCTGGTGACCTCGGCAAGCCTCTCATCGACGTGAAGAAAACCGTTGACAGTGTCACCCAACTGTTCACCGGAACCCGATTCTCCCTCGATGAAGCCTTCCTCACTGCTACGAGCGCCATCGGTTCCGGTGTCACCGACATCAACAAGTATTTGACGACCGTCGCCGACGCAGCGGAATACGGGAGCACAAGCCTCGCCGACATGGGCGACGTTTTCCAGAAGATCGTCAACAAGGGTCATGTCACTGGCGAACTGTTGAGCCAACTCGATACCCGAATCCCCGCGACCTCGTGGGTTCAGGCAGCTGTCGGGGCAACCGGCAAAGACTTCGACAAGATGGTTGCCGACGGTAAAATCTCGTTGGACACGCTTGAAAAAGCTGTTCACGACCATGCCGGCGGAATGGCCGCGACTGGCGCCGACACTCTCACTGGCGCTCTTGAACAGATGCACACTGCCCAGGCCCGGGTGGGCGCAGATTTCCTTACAGCGATTTTCGGTGGCCCATCCGGTGACCCCTCCGAAGGCATGAAGGGTGCTATCAATCGCATCAGGGGTGAACTCGACAAGCTAGACAATTGGATCAACGATCACCGCGAGGACATCAAGAATTTCTTTACCGGAGCGAAAGACGCCGCCGCAGATGTGTTGAAGGTGATCGGAAACATCGGCAACGCCTTGAAAGATCATAAAGACTTGATCAAGGATGTTGCGGAAGCGTTCTTGGCGTGGAAATTCCTGAAGTTCACTGGACTGTTGAGTAGTTTGAGCGAAGTTTCGGGTGCTTTGGGCGCCAAGGGTGGACTAGGCATCCTCGGGAAACTTGCCCTAGTGGCCGAAGCTATCGACCTGATCAACAAGTTTACGAACAAAAAGGAACCTGCCAAACCTGGAGAGTTTCAGCCAAGCGACCCGGTCAATGGTGGCCCACCGTTGGGCAAACAAGCCATCGATATTGCTGCCGGGGCGTACATAGGAAGTAAATTCGGTGGTGTTCCCGGGGCACTGATCGGTGGCGCCGCCGCAAGCGTAATCAGACCGGGTATCGACATCGCCAGTCCCGGACCTGGAGCGGCAACAAACGGCATCATGCTGGGGGCGCCAGGTCAAATAAACGGTCAAACACCCTCTGTTGGCGGCATTCCGATACCTGGGTTGGCTGTTCAACCGCCAGCGCAAACCATCACCCCAACAGTCGATGTCGCGCCCGCTACTACCGTGTTGGGTGCTTTGCGGGCGACGATGGGTGAGCCGATTGTCATTCCGGCCGATTCGGACACCGGGCCGGCCGCGGCCACGACCGGGGCGTGGCGGACCAACGAATCGGGCCAAGCGGTCCTGGTGCCGGTCGACGCCAACGTGGGGCCAGCGAACGCGACGATGGAATCGTTCATCGAAAAATGGTCCAGAGCGATCATCAGCCCCCAGGTCGTGGTCCCTGGCCAGGGCACTGGCGTGGGGCCGTCTGGTGGTGTGCCATCGTTGGGCAACCTGCTAGGTTTCCCAACCCCTAAAGCGGCCGGCGGAACGGTGTCCGGTCCGGGCTCCAGTACCTCCGATTCCATTCCGGCAATGCTGTCTAACGGTGAGCACGTTTTGACTGCCAAAG